CCTCATTTCGCTCGAGAGCCGTAATTCTTTACAACAAGTCTGAGATCCTCCACGTATTTGGGCGCATGCTAACAGCCCGATGTTGGAGCCATGTGTGGATATCATGTGAGCGCTAGGTTATCCCCCTCTGTGGGCGAGGTCGTTATCGTCTAAATGCCTCCCTAGTCTCAGGGTCCGTATGGTTCGGCCCAGTCATGATTAATCGAAGGAGTATTTGTTCTACTACTCCTCGAACTCCATCTCTTCCATAGAGTGGGTTCGATTGCTGTAGGGAAAATGGTATATCCCTAACTCTCTAAGTTTGGAAGCGGTTTCCATGTAAGAAAAACCGTCCAATGCCTGTTCTCCGGAATAGGCACGAGAGGTCCTGTCCTTGCCGGCGAGCCCGGATGATCTCATGTGTATCATTGACAGCAGCAATTCGTCTGCCTGACCTATAAAGGTCCATAGCAGAATTCCACAATCTCAAACCTTCGGTTCTCGTAACAACAGTCTGCAATTCGTACATAGTGGAAGCGGTGCTAGACCCAAACAGTGCTAGCGATAATCCCTTCCTAAACTACTTCGAGGCGACACGGGTTACACGCCGTGCGTGGGGTATCGGAAACCCTAATCCTCCGAGCTCATAAGGGAGACTTGCGGGGATTCCTCGACGGGCCAACAAGCATCGAAGTCCAGGATGGATCAAAAGTTAGATTTACCTGGATAACTTCGGGCCACGTAGTTGTACGACCTCCTGGAGCAACCTACCTAAGTAAAGGTAGTAAGGCTGACCTCTATTAACTTGAGAGGTCTCACTGCTCGAAAGCAAGCCTTTGAGGAAGATAGTCTTATATACTTCCCCCACCTGTAGTGACGCGATCTTTCGATCTGCACATTGTCTAACTTCCCACGACAAGCCTTTTCGCAATTGGCGAGGTGGGACTACAGGGATTGCTCCATATTGTGGATATCTCAATGAGATCGAAGGGTGCCTTGAATGCACCGTCCACGGAGGATATCTCAAACGCCAGACAGTCTCAAATCTTTCTGGGTGGTCTCTGCGGTCACGCAGTAGGACGGCCTTCGGAATGGCTCGTCTATCTCTTTCTCTGAGATACCACCTTGTCTTGGCTGAGAAGCAGACTTAAGCGAAAACTCCACCCCTGTGGGAGACCACACGTTTCTTCTCATTGGCAACACCACCTAGTCGCGACATGTTTGTTCTGTATCTTTAAGCGACAGAGTGGGGTCCTAGTCCTAGGAGATCATCTCCGCAAACAACAACAGGGTATTGCATGACCCGTTATCGCTCACCACCATGCTTTTGGTGATAGGATTAGCAAGCCTTCTCCCAACAATACAAATTTATCAAATTTAGGAGAGGCCAGCCGAGAGGGGAGCCCATCGGTGATCCATTGCAAGTAGGATCATCAGAACGATCGGGCAGTGAAGAACCGGTTGTCTCGATTGACAGTGATGACCAATTATCATCACCTACCTATTAGATCATTGGTAGACCGCGCCTCTATCGCATGAGAGGCTTCTTCAACTACTCCAAAACCTTTTTCGATTTAGTGGTTTGGAGGTCCCTTAAGAAACGCATTTCAACCGGATCTGGGTGAGGCCCGTAGGCTTCCAGATAATCAAACCGGTGTGGTCCCAAACAGTACAGTCCAGCACCCCTTATTGTATTAATTCTTTCTTTGAGGAGTGCATAATCGTGTCTATCTTCGCGTTGTGCTGACTCTAAATCCTCTTCCTATGAGGAGTCCAGATTGAGATCTGGTGCGTTATCGAGCGCAGAGTCAACTATCCCATTCCAAAGTGATTGGAATGCCTTCATGCTTAAGGTGTCAGTAGCTGCTGACAGGTCCTCCGAGACAAAGGTAAGGTCATTACCAAAGATCTGCCTTCTTAATTTCTAAACGGCATCCTTGTGATCTGGTCTCGAGGCAACACCGAAGACACGTTCGTCGCGCGCAATCAAATAATCCAAGGCCGCACGTAGCGGCGCGCCTGCCATAATCTCGGTGACACCATGTTTAGTCACAATTCGAGATTTGTAGCCCATCTCGGGAACGACGATGACTGTAGCTGGAGCTGGAGTTGAGGCGTCAAAAAGTTTAGCTGCTTCAGAAACATAGTGAGCAGACGTAGCGAGTTACGTAACCCTTAACGGGTCTACACTGCTCATAGGAACGGAAACCGGATTATCGGATTAATCCAGGGCCTTGAGGCCTTACCACACGTTGGCTCTTTCCGCCAGGTCAAAGCGAAGCTCCGCTGCCTGGAATCCACCTTCTGATCTCTTTAATTATAGGCACGCTGATTGTGCCATGTGGATTTTCTGCTCCGAATTCAAAAGAGCGTTTCTGAAACCTCCTTTCCTTGCTGCCCACTGATGGGCCCAAACCCTGATATCATGTAACTTCTATGCACTAACACTAGGCTACTTGTGAAATGCCTCTGCATGTTAGGCCAGAGCGATGTCCATGACATCCCGCGTCGGGGTAGGTAGGGCTCTTGAAATATAGGATAGCTGCACGCATGAAAATCGAGATTTGCGATGCCTATCCGGCAGTCCTAAAAGGAACTTTGGTCCATATCCTCTATTGGATTTACCGTTGAGACCCAGTTGTCGGAGATTGGTGAGTTAGGCCTTCAATGCCTTGACCATCGTGGTCACACCAGCGCAACGAGATAAGCGCACCATCCAGGTCAGCTTCTTCATGAGCCACCTGATGGTTCTCCACTCATTGGTATTTCCAACCCAAGCTTTTGGAATTGTGATCCTACGTCCGTATGTAGCTGTTATTCCAAGTAACAGGGCTTTCCAGCACCCTTGAATGATGGTGCGACTTTGCCAATCAAGTTCCAACAACATTTTCTTTACTTAAGCTTGATGGATATGACAGGAGATCTTAGCAGAATTAATCTTTTTGACGGGCCATGGTCGATCTTCCTCCCTTCGGTGGAGGACCATCTTTTCACAATAACTATGATCGAACTTTATGGCCGAAACGGTTGCAACAGTACTGAACACAGCGGTCCATTGCTTCTTAGTGGCATTAAAGCCACCTGGAAGTGAACCCCGTGTATACCGTTTGATGGGACAATTCTTGTCACCACAAACACAAACATGGGTGAGGCCGCATAGCCGGACT